CACACTCAATAGCCCCAATAGCTTTAAGGAGTTAAAACGCAACCTCACCGTCCTCCTCAGCCATCAAGATGCCCTCATAGACCTGGACCTCAAACTTCATTGGCTCTAAGTCACGTTTGAAGCAATGCTCTGCCAAGGCATGAATTGCTGTACCCATCTTTGCCGCATCGCCGCCCTCAACGTAAGGCATGAGGCTTGAGAGTCTGGCAGAGGCGGGACAGGCAATCCAACGGGCTGATGCAGAGGCTCTAAGGTTTAATTGTTTGATTGCCATGATGTTCTTTCAGCGTGATGATGATTGATTAAAAGTTGATAGGCGAGTTGCCTGATTTCGTGAGTTGCCGAATGACCTAAGTCTTCAGGGTCAAGGAGTTGTTTCAAGAAACTTATGGTTGCAAGGTTCTGCTTACGTTCCTTTTCGAGTTCAGAGGCAAGCCAGACGATATGCTCACGCATAGCTTGACGTTCTTTATCATCCATTGCGATACCCCCAAAGTGCAATCAAACTGGCATCACTGCGCCCATCATCCTTGACCCTCTTGAACAGGGCAAGATGCTCAGGGAACAACTCCATAGCCCTAGCCCGTGACCCATCCTTACCGCCTACAACACCCATCGCCTTAATCCAAGTCTGTGGGGTCATGAGGGTTGTCTTGATTCGTAATGCTGTAAGTGATCCCTCAACGACCCCAAGGCTGCGGCCTAGACTAAAGACACTGGTAACGCCTTGCCCTGCCATTGCAAATACCTTTTCAGCGTATGCCTCAGTAGGGTCAAAGTCTTTGATGATGTCAACAAGTTCAGGCACTGACACCTGACGCTTGTTCTTGCCGTTTCGAGTGAGAGTAACGGTAGGCATATCCTCAACCCTTACCAGTTCACCATCGACCACAAGGGCAATAGCACCGTTTAATCCACAGTCAATACCAATAGTGCGCCTAGTCATTGAGAAGCCCTCTGATGGCCTTAAAACGAGCTTGAATCAGGGAATTCACCGACTCATCTAACCGCCTGATGGTGGTGACAAGTGGTATGGTTTTACCTGTGGCGTATCTGGAGACTTGAGCAGGGTGAAAGCCAGCATGACGAGCAACATCGGTGATGGTGTAGCCAGCCACTTCAGCCTTTTCCTTAATGTTTTCAATGGTTTGCATAGTTTGTGTTGTCATAGTGGGGAGGAGTCTAAAGACTTTCAACCCATTGGTCAAGCCCTTTGTGATTTAATAGTTGAGTGGATTGTGGGGGATTAGTTATAGGGGAGTTGACAAGGTAGTTAATTGCTATATGATTAGAACCTTGACAACAACGAACTTAAAAGGAAACTTCAAAATGAACACAACTTACGAAGCATATGTAGCCTCTGACCTGTATCAAGCTGGCATCGCTTGTGACGGTCACCCTTTTATCGCTGAGAAATATTATGTTTTGATTGAGAACGCAGCTGGTCGCCGCTTTCGTCACGAAAAATCTTTTGCCGGTGCAGAAGTTGTAAAGTGCGAAGAAACTGGCGAAACAGGATTTGCAGATATTCGTGAGACTGCCAAGGCAATCGTTGAAGATTTAGCCGCCAAAGTTAATGTGGCTTTGGCATCAGGTAAGGCTTTAACAGCATCATGCTGGTTTGAAGTCGATCCAGCTTACGGCTCTGACGCTTATATCGATCAAGGTACAGAGTCAAAGCGCTTTTTTGAAGAGAGAGCCGCAGCTTAATTAACCCAAGGGGGCGCAAGCCCCATCTTTCAACCTTAAAGGAGAATTGAAGATGCAAGAAATTGAAGAATCAGAAGCAAACGAGATACGTCTTGAAGCCATGTACCTCAGACGCTACAACAACCAGTTGCTCAACCACCCCGACTGCCGTGACCCTGACCACCCAACCTGTGAACTCTGTGAGGAGAATGATGATGACAATTAAGCAAACCCTGCAAGCCACTTTAGTGGGTTTGATCCTGTCTGTGCCTTTCCTGATTGAGATTGCAAAGGAGTTGGTGAAATGACACCACTCCAAGACTTCTGCCAAGAACCTCGCTCAATGGAAGAACTTGAAGAGGCTGAATTCAAGCCTCATAGCGTCTACAACGCCGTCAAAAGAGGTGAACTCAAGAACACCAAGGCAACAGATGATTGGGGTCGTAAGACGCATGGTAAGGGTCTGTTCCTGTCCACCGTCACCATTACACCCATGAACTTCACCGCCTTGCAACACGCATGGAATCAATCACAACCTCAAGGAGAGACAGCATGAGTCTGCATAAAGAATTAAAAGAACTGGTTATCAAGATTGCACCTACCAAGGACATTGCTGGCGGGTTCATGACCCGTAACGACATCATCCAACTGATTGAAAAGGTAGCTGATGAGGCATCCTTGCTAGGTTGGATTCACGCTGAAACCATGAGCCGTAAAAGGTTAGAGAATAAGATTTTGAGACTTGAGCAGGAAGTTGTGATTCTCAAAGGCCAACTTAAAGACGCTGAGTTAGAGTTGATTGTGGCAGCCGCAAAATGAGCCACTTAAACAAAGTCATCTTGGCTTTGCTTTGTGCTGGCGCACTCTTTTACTTTGATTCAAGGGAGAAAACTCATGTTGGAAACAATCTTTTGGGTACTGCTACTGACTCTATTCGGATTCATATTGGGGGTATCAGTCTGCGCTCTCACTGTTATGTATCTGTTAAAAAGCGGAGAAGACCAGTGATATGCCCTGTTTGCGAGAAGTGGGTTAGGACGCTGGAAACCAGAGCCAGACCAGACGGTTCAACATATCGCCGCTATGAGTGCGCCAATGAACACAGATTCGTGACCAAGGAAAAGGTTGAGAGGGTACTTGTTGTTCATCAGAAAAGGAAAAAGGCATGAACTGGAGACAACTCACGATTCAGTACGTCAAGGATTTACTCACGCCAAGGAGTCCTATGGAGATGGTTGAAAAGGAACTGACTGAGGCACAACTTGCAAAGCTGCAAGCAGAGACTTCAGTAGAGTATTCGCAAGCCATTGTGGACTACAACAAGCAACGCATCATGCGTCTTAGCAAAAGAATTCAAGAACTTGGGGGGAACAATGTCCGAATCATTGAATCGAAAACGACAAATTGAGGAACTCAAACTAGTTGATGTTGAGCTAAATCCTTATCGCAATATTGTGATTGAGGAAGTGGCAACAGAGATTCAGACAAGGTTCAAGGCGGCATTCCCACCAGATACAACAGACAGTTTTGCAGTTTTTGTAAGGAACATGAAGAAATGACACAAGCCGAATTCAACGCATGGATTAGAGCGAGATTTAATCTGTGGACAAAATCTGATGTAGATGCAGCAATCAAAGCTGAACGTGAAGCCTGTGCAAAGTTGTGTGAAGAAGAACAAGAGTATTGGGGTTGGGACAAGGTTGTTGATGCCGCAAGTCTAATCAGAGCCAGAGGTGAAGCATGACTACATTTACGCAAGATGAAATCATTGATATGACGAGGAAAGCTGGTGGCTTTGATGCAACGCCTGAGTTCTTGGAACGCTTTGCCAACCTTGTAGCCACCAAAGTAAAGACACAGACAGAGCAAGAGCCTGTGAAAGATTGGGTTGCATCGCACAACGCAATATGCGCTTTACTAAGACAGGCGCATGACGCACTGGCTTTGACTTCATATCCAATGATGCACAGATGGATAGGGCTAACTGATGTTGAGATAGATTATCTTCTTGGAAGCACTGTTGGTGAAAATGAAGAAACGCACATTTCTTTTGCCAGAGCCATTGAATCTAAGCTCAAGGAGCGTAACACTTGATTGTAAAAATACGGACGTTTTACGGTAAGCAACAGGGTCTAAGAGGTGACCGCCAGACTCAGGTAGATGAGGGAGTTGCTTGGTTATGCCAAAAGTGTGGACAGGTGATCTCGCATGAACACCTGATCCACAAGCACTTTTGCAAGACTCAGATTAAGCCTGTAGTCCATTCAGATAAGTAGTCTTCCCTGCAACCTTAACGGCTGTGAGTTCTTGCATCTTCAGGTTCGCAGGGTCATACGATACATGAACCCATCCACTATCAGGTATACCCTGTGTGTAGAACTCTAAAATCAGTTGAGTGTAATCACAGTTATCCATGATCCACTGTGCAAGATCAGCGTTAGCAATACCAGCAATCTCAATATCGGCTGCCATACCTTTGCAATGATCACTGGTCTTTGATCCTCCAACAGCTGGACTTGAATTCAACTCAGGGCTGCGATATCCAGAGTTCACGGTAACAGACTTACCGAAATGCTCTCTAACAGGTTGTAGGACGTTCTCACACAATGCTTTGAGGTTCTCAATGGTTGCTTCATCAGGCGTGTTATCAATGCCCAAACGAGTGGCAGTATCAGACTTAGTGAGTTCTTTGAGGGTGAAGTTGGCTGAGAGATTCATTTCATGTTCCTTAAGGTTTCGTAGGATTGGATACAGGTGTTGAGCTTTCGGATGGCGGCATCTCCTTCTGAGGCGATGGAGATAAGAGTTTCACTAACCGATCCACTAAGTTCGGTTCGTGCTTCTCCGCTGTCACTTCCAGAGGCAGAGGCGGCAGTTGTGGAGGGGCATACGGTGCTACTTTGGGTTGGGATTGACAGGCGCAAAGCACCACTAGCGACATCAGCCCGTAACTTAGTTTCTTTAGTCTTTGCAACATTTTGGGACTTCCTTAAAGTATCTGCATAAGTGTTGGCAACCTTTGCCATGTTCTGCTCAGTTTCCCGTGCCTTGGCATTCAAAGCTGCAATTTCAACTTGCTGGCGCACATTCTCGTCATGCTTACCCTTGGCAAAACCACCAGCAAAGGATGATCCAATGGCTATGAGAATGCCAAGTAGCACCCAAGGATTAAACAGACTCATGGCTTAGGCGGCTCATCATTGTCAACAACTTCAGCCTTTGATGTCGCAGTAGCTATTGCTTTGACACCAGAACGACCAGCAACACCACCAAGAACACCAGTGATAAACACCATAATGGTATTGATCTGTTGCGTGTAAATCTTGTCAATTGCTGCCATGCCTGACATTGGCTGAGTTACAAATGAGACTGAATACAGAAACATTGCCACTGATCCAAGAAGAATCAGGGTCAAAGAAAAGATTACGATTGCCCAAATTCTGACTTCAATTTCATCAGAAGTCATGCGAGTATTTTTGTTCATTACGATTGTTGGCATCACTTTTTCTCCTGTTCGGGTTTGACTAACATTTCAGGGCAAGTACCTGTAGCGGTACATATAGGTGGTTTGCAATCAGGATTAGACCAGTTCTTAGGGTCTTGGCAAGGATAGCGAAATCTATCTTCAAAACAACCAGTTAGCAGCACCAACAGGATTGATAGACCCCAAATACAGTAGATGTTCATTTATCTTTCTCCCTTTCCTTTTGTTCAATCTTCTGCCGTAATTTCTCAACCTTTTCAACTTGAGCCTTGGCCTCATTTTTAGTCTCCAAGATGTCAAGATAAAGAAATCCCATCAGTGGCAACAACAAGGCAATCAATACGCAACACGCTATCCAAGCCACTATGTCTTCCTCCACTGACTTACGAACAGTAACCACGCCCACAGGTAGAGGAGGAATATAAAAGTCGCTGCTAGGTACGCCATTTTTAGCTGGAAGTTTCTTTCTTCCTCCTTGCGTTGCCATAGTTCCTGCCTCTTTATTGCCTCTTGCTTTAACCTTGCCTGAGTTTGCTCCTCTTCAATTTTCTCTCTCATGCTGTTAACTGAACTGTACAAAGCACCCATCTCAGGAGGGGCAGAATATACGAGGCATTCACGAATTTGAACAACCAATCTTTCCATTTCTTGAGCTGCCATCACTCTCTTCAAGGCCGCTTCCATATGGTTCTGGTCAGGATCGTAGATTGTCAGACTTTTTTCTTCTTCCTCTCTAATATGTGCCGCTAACTGCTCCTGAATTTTAAAGAATTCTGTGAGGGAATTTACGATATCTATTTTGACTTGAGTCTCATTAACATCGATATAACCTGATTTCTTAGCCTTAGCCACAGGCTTTGCAGCTTGAGGCTTTGGTTTAGCACCAAAGAGTTTACTGAATTTACCCCAAAATGAAGTAACTTCCTTATATACCTCAACGACTTGCTCACCAGTTTGCTTGATTTGGACAAACTGCTCCCGCACTGATTTATACAAATCAACAGATTGTTGAATTTTTGAGACCAGACCAGCCGCCATGAGGCATAACGTGATTGGATCAATTTCAGTCTCCTATGATGCCAGTGGCAGTACCAACTCCAGCAGCACCAGACAACAACCCTGTTCTTGGGGCTTTTGCTCTACGGTTCAATTCATACATAATTGCTCTTTGCACCAATGGGTCAGAACTGAATAGCTTTTTCTGCAATATCTCAGATGATTCGCTACTAATACCTTTTGCCCTTGCAAGTATTGTTGAACCAACAGCTTTAGCCAATCCAAATACATCAGCAGAAGCAGCACTTTGAGCAATACCCGCAAGTTCTTTAGCTTGGTCTGTACTAGCAATACGCTCACCGCTAGGTGAACCTCCAATAACCTTTTTGGCTGTTTTGCTTTGTTCTTCTAGACCTTTGATGTATTTTGAAAAATCTGTATATGCATCTTGGGCAGACTTAATCACATTTCCATTTGCGTCTACAGTATCAGTAAACGCATTACGGACAAGCAATTTTTGATTGTTTGACTTGAATATTTCTCTAGTGAAATCTGTACTTTTAAATCTGCCAACCCGATCATTGATGTCTGCCATCATGCCAAGTCTGAAAGCCTCTTTTTCATCAGGATTCATTGCCTTGATATTGGCGGTGGCTTCTTTAGGATCAAGTTTTTGATATTTCTGACCCATCTTAAAAGAATTCTCAATGCGTGATGCATCAGCGAATTCAGCATTGGCTTTAGCGTAATCGGTATTCAATGCTTTGATCTTGTCATTGAACTCGTTTTTCACATTGATGACATCACGACCATAACCACTGACTTTGCCTGTAACAGCATCAGTTTCCTTATCGATAACCCGGTCCAGACCAATCTTGATTTGGTGGAGAATGTCTGTAGGAACTGATTGAGCGTTACGAATAGACTCAAGAGGAGGTAGTGTTTCACCTTTAACAGCGGCTCGTTTTTCAGCCTCTTTATAGGCATCAACAAATACTGGTCTGTCTACATATGTTCTGAATGGCTTTGCATCAATAGCAAGTTTATAAGCATTTGGGTATGCCGCACTAGCTTTTGCCGCCTGAGACTCAGCCAATGCATTCAGGTATTCATAGCCATTGACATCTTTAGCCAATCCCGCTTTCTCAACCAATCCCTTGACAATATCGTTAGGTTGGTCAATCAAGCGGCTTTCAAGGAACTTCTCTGTAGAACCCTTGGCTTTGGACTGAACAATATATGCGTTATATGCAAGGTTCTTCAGGTTTGCGCCCAAATCGGCAATTACAGGGTTAGGAACTCCAAGTCTTCTCAACTCATCAAGTGCGGCTCTTGCTTCTTGAGGAGTCAGATTGTCTTTTTCCATATAACTAGCAAGCATCTTGGATGCCGCTGTTGCTTGGTCACCAATGCCAGCAGAATTCAGCACATTCTTGATGATCGTGCCAGCCTTATCAATCACGATAGGAACAGTACCACCTAGAACACCACCAAAAACAGCACCTTTGGCGGCTTCAGTGCCAGCATCACCCTCTGCATAGCCATAACCTGCCAATGCACCAGTGACTGCACCCGCACCAGTAGTGCGTAAGATTTGACCACCCAAACCCTCACCGCCAGTAATCAATGATTTGATTTCTGGCGCAAGAACTTGAACTGTTTTACCAAAGATGCCCACAGGAACAGCAAATGCACCAGCCAGTTCAGCAGGGGTTTTAAGAGATGGGAAGTCCTCACCAAACTGCTTTTGCTGACCTCTCAACTGGTCACGCAATTTGACATACTCATCGCTACTGATTGAGCCTGTGCGTAATGCCGCCTCAAGTTCATCTAAAGTGCCAAAGGTTGCACCTTGACCCGCAGACCTTGCAGTCTCAATCAGAGGGTTATAGGTGACTTTAGGCGCAAAGGTAGACTGAATAGCTGAAGCGTTTTTTGCTTCAACATCATCAGCTAAAGGCAGTGTTGTGTAATCTGTTGCCATTATGGTTTAACCCTCCGAACCCCTTGGGGGTCAACAAAAATTGATCCAGATGGATATTTTGGATTCTTCAAGAATGAATCTACATCTCTTTGTGTAAAGGTATGCGGTTCAAACTTTAAAGTTTCGATTGGAACTTCAGGTAACTTGACATTTGCATTGATGCGTCTTCTCTCAATTGATTTTTGTGCATCAGCGACTTTTCTAGCGTTAAGTTCGGCCAGTGTATTGATTG